TGGCTCATTCAGAAAAAGATTTGCAGCAAAAGGATATACATTTGATATTACTAGAAATGCTTTTGTTCCACCAAAGCCTTTTGAAAGCTGGGTATTAAATGAAAATACATGTTCCTGGGAAGCACCTGTACCTAAACCAAATGATGGGCAGGAATATAAATGGAATGAAAATACGCTTTCCTGGGAGTTAATAACTGAATAATAAAAAAATGGCTGGAAAAAAAGAAAAGAACACCATTCTTATTGATGATGTAGAACACAACTTTGAAGATTTAACAAACGAGCAACAAATTATTGTAAATCATATAGCTGATTTGCAACGCAAAATCCAATCAAGCGAGTTTAACTTGCAGCAATTAGTTTTTGGAAAAGATGCTTTTATTAGCGCTTTAAAATCTTCTATTGAAAAAGAAAAATCAACCGATGGCAAACCCGTAGAGGTTGTAGAGGCTGAATAAATTAATTTTAAATTTAATGGCTAAAAAAAAATTTAAAGAAACTGCGGTCGGTAAATTTTTATTACAAAAAATTCCATCCGTAGTTGGAGCAATAGCAGAAGATACCCCCGTTGGCAGTGTTATACAGGCTATTATAGGTGGCTCAGATATGAGCGCTGAAGACAAGGATATAGCATTAAAAAAGCTTGAACTTGAAAGAGCTGAAATGGACGGCATAACAAAGCGTTGGGTTGCTGACGCACGATCAGGTTCATGGCTGGCTTCTAACGTACGGCCATTAACATTAGTTTTTTTAACAGTTGCTTTTGTAATTGGGTGGTATTTAGAAATAAAAGAATTAGATACAGTTAAAGAATTATTAACTATTGTATTCATAGGATATTTTGGTTCGCGAGGAGCTGAAAAGATCATGGGTAATAACAGACACAAATGACAGATTTAAAAATATACGGGATAAATATAACAGCGTTACTAGCAAGTTCTCCGTTTGTAGAGGGTATTAACCCAATACTACAGACAGTCGTTTTATTATTAACTATAGGATATACAAGTATAAATATATACCAAAAGCTTAAGAAATGAAATATTTTGAAGAATCTGAATTTAATGAGTTTAATAAGATGGACCCTAAACTTTTAGAAATGTTAGATACACTAAGAGAAAATTATGGGTGCCCAATTAAACTAACATCTACTTATAGAAGTCCCGAACATCCTATTGAAGCTAAAAAGGCTAAGCCGGGTGAGCATACTTATGGCGCAGCGGTTGATATTGCCTGCATAGGGGGAGAAGCAACTTTTAAATTAGTTAAGGCTGCAATTCAAACAGGGTTTACTCGTATAGGTATATCAAGAAAAAATAACTTTGTTCACGTGGGCATAGGCTACCCTGATGCACCTGAAACAACAATTTGGACATACTAAAATGAAATTAATTAGAAAAATATCAATAGGCCAAGACTATAAAAATGAAGCCATGCATTATTCTGTAGGGCAGGAGGTTTATGGAGGTCATATTATATCTGACATACTAGAAGAGGATGGCACATATAATATATTTATAAAAAAGAATGACGAAATTCTTCCGTGGAAGCATTTTAATAAAAACATGGCCGTATCAGTTGAATACAATTTAGATTATTAATGAGATCTTTATACAATTATATTATATCTACTAAAAACCGGTACAATAACTCTAAAGCTATAGAAGACAAAGAGCTTATACTTAATACTGAAATAACAGAAAGAGACTATCAATTTGTTAATAGAATAGGAAAAGTAATTTCAGTACCAATACTATATAAAAACGACATAAGCGTTGGTGATGAAGTAATATTACACCACAATGTATTTAGAAGATGGATCGATGTAAGAGGTAACGAAAAAAATTCATCAAGCTTTATACAAGAAAACGAATATTTTGTTGCTCCAGATCAGATATATGCATACAAAAAAGATAAAGATTGGCTTTGTTTAAATGAATATTGTTTTGTAAAGCCATTACAAGACGAATCAAAATGGGAGCCTGTAAAAGAAAAAAAACTTTTAGGAGAGCTTGTATATAGCAACGCGTTTTTAAAGTCATTAGGACTAGCTATAGGAGACGTGGTGGGATTCACGCCTGATTCAGAATATGAGTTTAATATAAATAATCAAAAATTATATAGAATTTTATCAAATCAAGTTACTTTAAAATATGGATCGACGCAAAAGAATAATTGACGCCGCTGAGGTTGCTTTAGTTGAGCTTGAAAAAGTAATAAAGCAAAGAATAGATTTAGTAGAGCTAGAGCCAGAAAAAGCAAAAATAGCAGCACAAGCAAAGTGGGTTGCAATAGAAGATTCTTTTAAAATTATAGAAAAAATAGAAGAATTAACGGACGCTAAAAAAGAAAATAAAAAAGAGTCTGTAAAATTTTTAGGCGTAGAAGATAGAATAAAATAATGTATAAGCAATCACTATATAATATTATTACAGACCACATTGATACTAAAGAGGTAAAAAGAAAAAATAAATATAAAAAATACGAATACGGATACAACGAAGAACTTGATTGCGTTGTAATAAGTAAAGATGGTACAATAGGTGAGATATACGAAATACAGGGTCTTAAGGTAGCAATACCTAAAACTCCCATTAATATAAACGGATCTAAATTAAAGAAAGAAGATCAAGTTTTTATAAGAAGGGAAAGACCAGATTCACTTAATAAAATTAAAACAGTACATGAATTCAAACATCATCCTGAAGAAACTAAAGAACAATATTACGAATATATTGATATTGAGTTTAATAGGCGTAATGATGGGTACTGGTTCATGTGCAACGGCGAACCGTGTTATATTACAGGGTCACACTATATGTACCTCAACTGGACAAAAATTGATGTTGGAGCACCAGAGTTTAGACACGCAAACAGAATATTTTATTATTTTTGGGAAGCGTGCAAAGCCGATTATAGATGTTACGGAATGTGCTATCTCAAAAATAGACGGTCTGGGTTTAGCTTCATGGCATCATCAGAAACTGTTAACGTGGCTACAACATCAAGAGACTCCCGGTTTGGTATACTATCCAAAACCGGAGCTGATGCTAAAAAAATGTTCACCGATAAAGTTGTACCAATATCAACCAACTATCCATTCTTCTTTAAACCAATACAAGATGGAATGGAGCGGCCTAAAACTGAATTATCATACAAAGTCCCTTCAAGAAGACTTACAAGAAATACCTTTAAAGAAGCAGATGACGAACTAATTGGTCAAGGTCTTGATACTACTATTGATTGGAAAAATACAGGAGATAATAGTTATGATGGTGAAAAGCTAATATTATTAGTTCACGATGAATCTGGTAAATGGGAACGTCCTGATAATATATTAAATAACTGGCGGGTAACTAAAACTTGTTTAAGATTAGGAGCTAGAGTTGTTGGTAAATGTATGATGGGATCTACGTCCAATGCTTTGGATAAAGGCGGGGATAATTTTAAAAAATTATATTATGACTCAGACGTTAGAGAAAGAAATAAAAATGGCCAGACTACAAGTGGATTATACGCTTTGTTCATACCTATGGAATGGGGTTACGAAGGATTCATTGATAAGTATGGATACCCTGTATTCGAAACACCATCAGAGCCGGTTAAAGGAATTGACGGCAGCATCATTCGCACGGGGGTTATTGAGCACTGGGAAAATGAAGTTGAAGGACTCAAAAATGACGCTGATGCATTAAACGAATATTACAGGCAATTTCCAAGATCCGAGAAGCATGCCTTTAGAGATGAAACATTAAATTCATTATTCAATCTTACAAAAATATATGAACAGATTGATTATAATGAAGAAATGGCAATGAAAGGTTATGTTGTTAAAGGTAGTTTTTCTTGGAAAAATGGAATTAAAGATACAGAGGTTATTTGGACACCAAATAGAAATGGTAGATTTCTAGTTAGCTGGTTGCCTAAAGAACACTTGCGTAATAATGTAATTGAAAAAAATGGTATAAAATATCCTGGTAATGAAGGATTTGGATATTTTGGTTGCGATTCATATGATATATCAGGCGTAGTTGGAGGTGGAGGATCAAACGGGGCATTGCACGGTTTAACAACTTTCTCAATGGACCCAAATTTTCCTTCCAGTAAATTCTTTTTAGAATATATTGCAAGACCACAAACTGCTGAAATATTTTTTGAAGACGTACTTATGGCAATGGTTTTTTATGGTATGGCTATATTAGCAGAAAATAACAAACCAAGATTATTATATCATTTAAAAAGAAGAGGCTATAGGGGTTACTCTATGAACCGACCCGATAAATTAAGAGGCGCTCTTTCAAAAACAGAAGCTGAATTAGGGGGAATACCTAATACATCAGAAGATATAAGGCAAGCGCATGCGGCTGCTATTGAATCCTACATAGAAGAAAATGTAGGTAATTTAGGAGATAATTATGGAAATATGTATTTTCAAAGAACATTAGAAGACTGGGCTAAATTTGATATATCAAAGCGCACAGCTTATGATGCTTCAATAAGTAGCGGGCTAGCTATAATGGCCTGTAGAAAACATTTATATAGACCAAGACAAGAAAGATCAACAAAAAAACTTAGTTTTTCATTCTCTAAATATAAGAATGAAGGAGACAGAAGTATGCTAATTAAATAAATATGGCAAAAATTAAAAAAAGCTATTCTCAATTTCCTAGTCAAGCAGTATCAGACTCAGAGAAAAAAAGCGCTCAATATGGAACGCAGGTTGCAAAAGCCATAGAGCAAGAATGGTTTAATTCGGGTCGTGGCTCACAAGGAAGATATTATGCTTTAAGGGATGAATTCCATAGATTAAGATTATACGCTAGAGGTGAGCAATCAATAAGAAAATACAAAGATGAATTTGCTATTAATGGGGATTTATCTTATTTAAATCTTGATTGGAAACCTGTACCTATTATACCTAAATTTATAGATATAGTAGTAAACGGCATGCAAGATAGATTATATAGCGTTAGGGCCGTGGGTGAAGATTCAATATCTACTGGCAAAAGAACAGCTTATGTTAATGGTATTCAAAGAGATATGAATACAAACTCTATGCTTGATCTAATCCAGGCCGAGTTAGGAGCTAATGTTAGAAACATAGAAAAAGAAAAGTTGCCAGGTTCTACAGAAGAACTTGATTTATACATGCAGCTTAATTATAAACAAGGAATAGAAATTGCTCAAGAACAAGCTATATCAAACATATTAAATCAAAATAAATATAACGATAGCTTAAAACCTAGAATTGATTATGATATAGCAGTTTTAGGAATTGGGGCTGCAAAGCATTCGTTTAATAATACAGATGGTGTTAAATTAAATTATGTTGACCCCGCTAATTTAGTTTGGTCATATACAGAAGATCCTTATTTTCAAGATTGTTACTATTTTGGCGAAGTTAAAACAGCTAAAATAAATGAACTAAAAAAACAATTTCCAGAATTATCTGATGAAGATATAGAGGACTTAAGTAAAAAAAGTGAAGGATGGAATAGTTATAGAACAAACTATTCAATAGAAGATACTAGCGATTATTCTGGTAACAATGTAAATATATTATATTTTAATTGGAAAACCTGGGAAAATAATGTTTACAAAATTAAAGAAATTGCGTCAGGTGCGGAGAAGGTTATTGAAAAAGATGATAGTTTTAACCCTCCTAAAGATAAAAGAACAAGGTTCAAAAAAGTTGCTAAAGCACAAGAAGTAATTTATGAAGGTGTATATATATTAGGTGCAAATAAATTATTAAAATGGAATAAAGCAACTAATATGATAAGGCCACAATCTAATGCTAATAAAGTATTGATGAATTATGTGGTAGCAGCTCCTAGAATGTATAAGGGTAAAATTGATTCATTAGTTTCTAAAATGACTCCTTATGCTGACTTAATACAATTAACACATTTAAAATTACAGCAATCAATTCAAAGAATGACTCCATCAGGAGTATATATTGATGCTGATGGTTTATCAGAAATTGATTTAGGTAATGGCACAAGCTATAATCCTCAAGAAGCATTAAATATGTATTTTCAAACAGGATCTATAATTGGTAGATCGTTAACTGTTGAAGGGGATCCAAACCCTGGTAAAGTTCCAATTCAAGAACTTCCAGGCGGTGGCGGTAATCAAGTGCAATTATTAATTGGTGCGTATAATCAATACTTGCAAATGATTAGAGATATTACCGGTTTAAATGAGGCAAGAGATGGTTCTGACCCAGACCCTAAAGCTTTAGTAGGTGTACAAAAAATGGCAGCTGCAAATAGTAATGTTGCAACGCGTCATATATTAGATTCTAGCATGTTTATTACAAAAACAATGGCAGAAGCTATTTCTTTAAGATTTAAAGATATATTAGAATTCCACCCAACTAGAGAAATGTTTATAAGTGCACTGGGACAATTTACTGTGGGGTCATTAAAAGAATTAGAAAATCTGCATTTGCATGATTTTGGTATATTTTTAGATTTACAACCAGACGAATTAGAAAAACAATCTTTAGAAAATAATATACAAATAGCATTATCTCAACAAAGTATATTCTTAGAAGATGCTATTGATATTAGGGAAGTTAGAAATATAAAATTAGCAAACCAATTGTTAAAGTTTAGGAGACTTAAAAAACAAATGGTTGATCAACAAGCCTCTCAAGCCGCTGCTGTAGCTCAAGCGGAAGCTCAAGGCGCAGCGCAAATAGAAGTTGAAAAAGCAAAAGCGCAAACTCAGCAAATTAATACTGAATCTAAAATGCAAATATCAACTTCAGAAAATGAATTAGCTATTAAGAAAATGCAGTTTGAAGCTCAAACTAAAAAAGAATTAATGCAGTTTGAATATGATTTAAACGTTAAGCTAAAAGAATTAGAGCTTTCTGCACAAAAAGAACTTGTTGACAAGCAATCGGAAACACAAGAAAGAATTGCTGATAAAAAAATATCAGTTAGCTCTATAGCCGGGCCACCTAGAACAGAAAAACCTAAAAAATCTTTTGAGTCAAAAGGCAATGATGTATTAGGTGGATTTGATTTATCCAGGTTTGAGCCTAAGTAAAAAATAAATTATTATATTATATTATATCATGGAAGAACAAATTGAAGCAAAAGTTGTAGAAGGAACTGAAAACCTATCAGCACAAGAAAAAGAAGCCGCTATATTGCAAGAAGCAATAGACAAAGGCGAAGTAGATTCTAATTATGGTTTTCAAGAAGACGGTGTATATCGAGTTAATGTTGATAGTCCACCAAATAAAAAAGAAGATAATGCCGTTCAAGAGCAAGAAACAACAAAGATTTCTGTGGATGAAACACCCGGAGATAGCGAAAAAGTGGACGAAGAAGTACGGGTCGAAAATACAGAAGACCAAGTCCAAGAAGAAGAAAAACAAGAAGAAGTAGTATTAGAAGAGATTACTGAAGATGAGCCTAAAACAAATGAAGAGGTTACTCAGGAACTTGAAGATACTGTTGAAAAAGCGGTTATAGAGTCTGAAAAGACTGGAGCCGAACTACCTGAAAATATTCAAAAGCTAGTTGATTTTATGAATGATACTGGAGGGTCTCTAGAAGATTATGTTAATCTAAATAGAGACTATTCAAAAATGAATAATACATCGCTGGTATATGAATATTTAAAAAGCACAAAACCTCATTTAGACAATGAAGATATAAATTTTTTAATGCAAAAAGAGTTTGCTTATGACGAAGAAATGGCAGAGCCCTCTGAAGTAAAAGCAAAACAACTTGCATTTAAAGAAAGACTTTTTGAAGCTCAAAATTATTTTAATGATTCTAAAGAAAAATACTACGCTGATCTTAAGTTAAGAAAGCAAAATGAAGTGCCTGAGGAATATAAAAATGCTTTTGAGTTTTATAACGAAGCAAAAGAATTTGAAGAAAAAGCAGCAAAAGCAAAAGAAGTATTTGAACTAAAATCCGAAGATTTTTTCAAAAATAATTTCAAAGGTTTTGATTTTAAAGTTGGAGAAAAAAAATACAGATTTAAAGTTGATAATACTGAAAAAATTAAAAGTTCACAATCATCAATTCAAAACTTTATTCAACCGTTTTTAAATAAAGACGG